AGCATCAAACCATTCGAAATACGCTTATGGTGGGCTTCGTATCCTTTTCTATCAAAAACGCTAGTGTCGTTTGGTCCCGTTACCATCTGATATGTTACCACACCTTCATGCTTGGTTCTAGATTCCATAGGTTCAGGAATACCAATTGGATTACCATCTTTATCTAATGCTTGCCAAAGCATCTCAAAATTACCAGAAAAAAATTGAGAATCATTATGATCATCACAGAGTTGTTCAAATGTCCAGATCATTTCACCCATAACCCATTCCCAACGTTCATGATGAGTGTTGTCCAACCAACCATTTTCGTCACTAGGTTCTTCACCAGCCCAAAGATGTTCTGGGACATCTTCTTTAGCAACAAAAGGAGATCCATGTTTATTTGCCTTTAACTGCTTAAGCATTGGAAGAATGATCATCGCAAGAGTATCATTCATATTCCAAGTGTCCCAACGATCAATTTTAATTTTGATTGTGCGCTTTTGCTTGTCTTGAATCCACTGACATGCTTTAGTTAACCAAGAATCTTTTCCGTTTTTATCTGCGGCAAGCCAATCGCCAAACTTATGACAAAGTTCGTCATGCGGATCTTGAGTTTCAGATAGAGCTTGCTCAAGTTTGCTGGGACGCTTTGACTTGAACCAGGTAAGAGGAGAAAGAATGATCTCTGCAATTTGGTAAGGACCAATAAAATTACGATAAGGACCAATTTTTACTTTCATACTTGTCTCATTAAAAATATTGAGTTAGGGCTTTTCTTTAAGAGATCTATCCCAGCAGTTGAACGATACTCTTTTAGGTAGTATACGCTGTTTATTCCACTTTGTAAAATCATTTTAGCGCATTCTACACATGGTGCATGTGTAATAAACATTGATGCGCCTTCGCAAGAATCTCCATGTTTTGCGATTTTTGCGATTGAATTCATCTCAGCATGAACAACTTCTGGCTTGGTTTTTAGAGTTGGGAAATCTTCAATTGTTCGTTCGCTGTAATCTTCATACTCACAGCAATTATCAAATCCAGCTGGCATGCCATTATAACCGTAAGAAAGGATGCGGTCATCTTTTACAATGACCGCACCAACCTTCAGCCTCTGTGCATGGGAAAGTTGAGCAACTCTCTCAGCAACATCAAAATAAAATGATATAAACTTATCTTTCACAAATTTACTTAATGGTGATTTTACGAGGCTTTTGAGTTTCTGGGATTACATTCTCTAGATCAATGGATAGAATACCATTATTTAGAGATGCATCTTTAACAACAACAGTGTCTGCAAGAACAAATTTGCGAGCAAAAGAACGACCAGCGATACCCTTTACGAGATAGCTGCGCTCATCTTTATCTGTTTTCTTACCTGTGACAGTAAGAACATTCTTTTCTGATGTGACTTCAATTTCCTCATCTGTATATCCAGCAACAGCAAGCTCAACAATATAATTATGTTCATCTACGCTAATAACATTCACTGGTGGGAAAGCTGTATTAGAATGATTCACAAGATCAGCAGCATGATCGAGAGCGTCGAACATGCGATCAAATCCTAATGCAGATGGAAGGAAACGATCAAAAGATGGGAATGAATTTAGATTTGTCATAATAGACTCCTTTATAAGCAAGTTAATGATATGTGAGCCTCAATTGAGCACTCACAAACATTATATATAAAAGTTTTCTAAAAATCAAACTATTTTTTTACTGTAATTTACAATCGCTTGGAATAGATTATTGATTCGATATTTTTCATTAGCTTCTTGCAATACAGAGGGAATTATTGCCTCAATGTAATTAGAGGCTTGTTTTCCTGTAATTTCTTTTGCTTTAGCCTGATCAATTACAGCTTTAAGAAAAGGATGATATTTCCTAACATTAGGATCTTTGTCGCCCCCAACGTCAATCAAAAGATACTCAATCCATTCTAATCTTTGTGCCATTATTTTGTACCCGTTGAACCAAATCCAGCACTTCTGTTTGAGAGCCTCTCAGGTTTTACTGGATATTCAAAAAATACAAACTGTTCATTTTTGATGATTTCTGCTTGGGCGATTCTATCATATCGTTTAATTATCTGTGGTTGGTTTGAAATGTTTGTTAAAAGAACAAATACTTCTTCCTGATAGTCCACATCCACAATTCCTTCTGAGTTTGCGAGAACCAAACCTCTTTTCAAAGATAGTCCCGATCGAGCATGCAGACGGATTGAATAGACTTGATGTTCATATCCTGCAAGTTTTTCATCTATAATTCTGAATATTAATCCAGTTGGAATCAATACTCTATCACCTGGGCTAATCGTCAATTCAGCATCAATCGCTCCAACTGGACGATCAAATGGATCGTTATCTTTATTATAACCTTCCACAGAAGTTTTTGATGGACAGTAACACAAATCAAAACATGTTGATAATTGTGTTCCGAAAGTTGGTAATGAAACTTTCGGGTCTGTTCTATAGTAGCCGAGTTTTACGAAATTCTTAATCACATCACACATAATATAACTCCAAACTATTCAGGAGAAACTTCTCGCCTTTTCTTTCCAATATTATATTTGGCAACTAGTTCCCATTCATGTTTATCTTTATGGGATAAAATTTTAATCTGAGAAAGTGGGGCTTTTGGATCTTTAATCTTTTCAGAATTAACAACTTTCAATAGTCCCCACTCTTCCAAAAGATTAGCGATAGTATTTCTTCTAGCTAAATCATTTTCAATAATGCTTGATGGTTTACCATCAAGAGCAAATAACTCTTTAAAGTGTACGATATAGTATTTGCCTTGTTTATGTAAGATATGACAAGATTGATAGAGAACGTTTTCTTTTTTAGCAGCAACACCGATGCGGGTTAATGTTTCGCGAATCTTTAGGAAGTCATCTTTTTCTGCAAGAGTAACCTCAATTAAATTTTCAACACTCATGTCAGTCACCTATATTTGTTTTTATTCTAATAATATGGAGTTGTTCTTCAGTTAGAACTTTTAGGCATTCTCTAGCTTTTTTATCAGAATAACCAAAAAATAATTTAACTGCTAACAAATCATCCTCTTTGACGGGCTTCTCCCATTTCATAAATGGTCTTTTTTTAGCACGCACTCTATTTATTAAATAATCATATTGTGGTTTCTGATCTAGATTGAAATTCTGATTCATCTCATTAGCAAACATTATACAGTCAGCATGATATGAAAGAGCTCGATTTACCATAAATGCATTATAGTCTTTTTCTTCTTCCAAAATATGCTGCTTCGTCTGCATAATACTAGGAAGAATATCTTTGAATAGGTCTGTCATTTGACCTCACAATCCACCATGAGTTCTGTTAGGAATGCCATTAGATTAATTTCTTGATCTGCGACAAATGCAGCCTGATACTGGTACTTGCCCAATAGTACAACGGCAAGAGGAATAGACTCTGGCTTTAGAATATCATAAAGTTTATCATAGAATTCACGCATGACACGGTGGGTATCATTGTCAGCGTTCTGGGCAACCCACTTACGGACTTCTTTAAAGTTTTTATCTTTAATGAATCCGATAAGTTCCGTCAGCTTCGTATCAGATACATTGGCAAGTATACCAATATCAATTTTGCCACTGACACTATAACGTTGAAGTTCATTAAGAACTCGACGGTAATCTGGGAAAAACTTAGTGATAAGTTCAGCAACAACTTTTGGAGAATATTCAATTTCTTCCTCCTTTAGAATGTATTCTACACGTTTCATGAAGTCAGTAGCCATCTTGGCTTTCTGTCCATTAACAAGTTTAAAATCAATCACCGCACAACGAGAATGAAGTGGTTGGATGATTCGATTCTTAAAGTTACAGGTAAAGACAAATGAACAATTACCTGAGAACTCTTCAATAACTCCACGAAAAGCAGCCTGAGCAGCTGGCGAGAGATAATCAGCCTCATCGATGATTACAACTTTCCGACCTCCCATCAACGAAACAGATGATGCGAACCCTTTGATTTTAACTCTTAAAGTGTCGATTCCTGACTCGTCTGATCCGTTGATGAGGATATAATC